AAGAAGCCTTCAATCGAGAACCCTTTCACGCTGCCTTCCTTCACGTACTTCTCCCAAATCGCGTCGTTGTCTACCTTCATTGAGACCATCCACGTACCGACCGGGACATCGAGTCCATACATCCGGGATTTATCCTGCTCTCCTTCGACGATCCAACTCTCGACAACATGCAACCCGTTGAGCGTATGCTCGTGTTCGAGGGTCGCGTTCGCTTGGTTGCCGTTTTTGAAGTAAAGTTCCATCGCACGACGGACGGTCTTCTTTGAGAAATACACGTAATATTCCTCCTCCCCGTTCTTTCGGTAGATAGGTTTGTCGGGAATGAGTGCAGCACCCATGACAAGACGCTTCTCGTTGTCTTGGGTCTTGAATTGGATTTGCTCGTTCTTGAGAGCTACGAAGTCCGATTCAATCGCGGGTTGTTCTACAAGTGAAATTGCGTCGATTCCGTACATCTCCGCTTCTTCGTCGATTATGAGTTCAATAATGTTCATCCTACTAATGATGCTTGATCGTTTATTCGTTGGTTCGCCTGTTGGCTGTTCGATACTTCCGAGGCTATGACGTAACTCCTAAAGCCCGCTTGCCCTGCTCCGGCTCCTAAGAACCCGAGGTCGAGTTGTGGGCTTTGCGGAATTGCTCCTGTTGCACCTCCTGCGGTTTGTGAGACGCTTCCGATAGATGCAGACCCGCCCGCGTTAAATTCTTGCCTTTTGATTGTGGCAATTTGAGCGGCTCCAGCCGTGGCAACTGCTGCCGTTTGAAGAATACGGAGAAGGGTCGAAGGCTGTGTCTTGTCGGTGAGTGCGGTTGTAACACCCTCAGCCGTGTTCATTACCGCTTGAACGATCGCCAGCTTTTTACCTATCTCAAAGGTTCGCTTTGCTCGCTTCTCATCGTCTTTAGTAAATGCCTCTGATAAAGCCCCAACCGCTTGCAGACTCAAGCTTGCGAATTGGAGTCCTTGATGTGCTGCGAGTTCCGCGTTGTTTTTGAAGTCCTCAAATGTCTGTTTCCGCTGTTGGCGAATTTGTTCCTCTGTGGTCTGTGACCCGAGGACTTGATCCGCGAAACTTGTTGTCCGTGTTTGGAGGGTTGCTTCTGCTGTCTCCTGGGTCACTTGGAGTGTACCTTGTTCGGCTTTCTTTCGCTCCTCCATAGCCTTGACCGTCGCATTCGCGAGGTCGATTTCTGCCTTCATTGCCTCGTGTGCCTTGGTGATGCCCTCCACCTTAAGCGAGTTGAGTTCTGTTTGCAGTCGTTTCTGTGTTCGAAGGGATGCCGTTTGCAAGTCAATGACTGCCGCCTCTGCTTCTGCAACCGCTTGCAAATCTTCCTCCATGCTTTCCCCGAGTGCGACTTGTTCCCGTGCTATCCTCGCCCTCTCTTCAGCTAATTCGATTTGACGTGCGACCGTCTCTTGCTCGAGGTCAACCGCCCGTTGAAGTGCTTCGATACGTTCCTCAACTGCGAGGGTGTCATCTTCAGCGAGAAGGCGAGCTTCTGCGATGAGTTTGTTCGTCTCTGCGCGTTGTTTAATGAAGTCCCGCTCTTCGTCCTTGAGAGCGTTCATTGCCTTTTGTAAGTCTCCTGCGGCTTTGGTCTCTCGAATAATCTCGTCGGTAATTCCTGTGAATGCGCCCTTTACATCATCCAACGCGCCTTTGAAGTCACCCGTGAAAAACTTGACCAACGCCCCACCGACTTTGGAGATACGATCCCGGATGACATCGAACGCCGCCCCAAGTGCTTGCGTTGCGACTTTGAGTTGCTCCGCTCCTCTCTTTGTGCTTGTGAAAAAGGAAACAAGCGAGCCGATAGCGACAAGAAGAAGACCGATTCCGGTTGCAGCAAGAGCAACTTTAAATGACTTCAATCCAGCGACCCCACCCTTTAACCCTCCCACCATATTTCGAAAGCCTGTCACGGCTCCTCCGGTCATCTTGTCGAGTTGTCCTGTTAAGCCTCCGACAGCAGAACTCGTCCCGTCGACGCTTTCGCCAACTTTATCAATTGACCTCGTAACATCGCTGGTGTCTGCTGATACTTTTAGAACGATATTTTCAGTAGCCATGTAATTGATAGATAAAGAAGGTAAGCAAGTCCGAAGATGTAACCGAAAGTGAGGAACCAATCCAACGCCTTGAACCAAAGCGGGACATGAACCCTCTCGCCTTTGTTCTGGAGTAATTGGATCGCTTCTCCTATATAACGATGATTGTCAAGATTCCTCATTGTTCGAAGGGTTGGTAGCAATATGGGTTGTCATAAAAATAGCCGTAACGCTCGCAGCATGATTGAGAAACGGTTTCAACAGTACCCCCTTGAGGAGTGCTAAACTGAATTCGTCCGTTCGATTTATTGATACTTTCAGGGATATAAAAACAATCCCGAATATCTCCCAAGACCTTGAGCATCTCCACTTTCACCAGGTCTTCACTTGTCGCATCATACGAGATTGAAAGAATCCTCCAATACGTGTCTTTGATATATATCTTATCCGAGAACTCGAACGTCGCTAATTCGGTTCGGGTGAGCCTGAAGAACGCGGTGAGCTTTCGAGCGTCTGAAGAATACAACTCATTGACGAAAGGTCTCCAATAACGATAGTACAAAGCATTCAACGGAAAGGCTTCAATCGTATGGAATGGAGGTTCACCACCGAACGAAAGGTCTTCATCATCAACCGAGGCATTGAGTTCGCTATATTGTGAAAATGCAGGGTAACTCGTAGCATTGACAGAAGCTGTGTTCGTGTCATTCTGATAGTTCAAATCTCCAGCAACTAAACCATTCCAAAACGCCAAACGCGGCAAAGGCTTTTTGATAGTCTTTTCGGGTTGAGTTGTGTCGATCAACATTCGATGCACTGCGTAACCCGTTTGCGGAATGCGACTAACTACATGAGGAGCGAAGGGAGTCTTTATTTCTTTGTTGCCAGAAGCGAAGTCGTTTTCCGGGTCGGTAACTCGATATCTTCCATAGACCCGAGCGGCATTTTTGAACACCAAGTCGTTAACAATATCCTTTCCGTTGGAATGCGTCCAATCGTACTGCCTCGCTTGGAGGTCTGTCGTTGGTGCGATGGTAAGGTCTTTCGAGAGGTCAATCTTATTCGTCCAATCTTTTTGAGAACCGCTTGCGATGTAGTCATTGAACGGCTCAATCGACAGATGTTTCGCGTTGTTACGATCCGGAATAAAGACAAGGTTGAACATCTTTTGAAGCCCTGCGATGAAGTCGATTTGCTTCATCTCGGGAAGGTTGCCCGTTACGTTTATGTTTCCGCTCGTGACATTGGAGATATAAGGAACCTGCCACCACGTTGTTAAGTTACTTATCTCTCCGTTTCCATCAAGGGTCAACGGGTGAGAGGAGTTGTCAACGAAATACTGAAATTCAATTGTATCGCCTTGGTCGAGTATAAATTCAGGACTCAAATCAGCGTGTTGAACATCGTTAAATTCAGGACTCCCCATGTCATCAATAAAGGTGTAAAGCTCTGAACCGTTTTTTGATAGGCGCATCGAAACGAAATTGCTCGAGTGACTCATTCTTCCGTACACGTTTATTCGAAAACGATAATAAGCCCGGTATGGAGCCGTGAACGTTGTGCCGCTGGTGAAGCTGTTGCCTTCATCAAAGAACGGAGTTGATTCGCTCCATCCTGTTATACTCGTGTAATTAGGGTGAGCCGTTAAACCCGTGAGGTTTGATTGCAAGCCTACGAGCATCAGGTTCGCCCCTTGAACGTCATTCGATGCCGGAGTTAGCGTTCCATTGTACAAAGCGAGATAGATATCATCTGTCCTTCCCAAGAAATTAGAGTCGTAGGTATAGCCCGCTTCGGTCATAATCTCCTCAAAGAGTTTGGTCGCTCTGAAGTATGGCGTGAAATCCCCGTGTTCAAGTGGGTTCGTTGATGTCCATATATTCGAAGAAGTCCAATTCTGCCCCTTATCCGGTATGCCGTATTTAATAACCCCACTAAACAAGTTGCCCGACCAACTGTCTGCGAGTTTGGTTGCGTTCAAGTCGTGATCATAAGCAGACAAGTCGAGGTCGGTGAGCATCCCGTCCCCAATATCCCGCGAGAGGTTAGCCGTTTCACCAAATACCGCGATCTCCACGTCTGCATATTTGCCCTTTTGAACGTACACCGCTTTCACCTGGGCAAAGCCTCGCATGACCGGGATTGTGTTGTAAGTGAGTTCAGCGTCGACCTTTACCTTCGGGTTCCATGTAGTTATGAGACCGAACTCATTCACCGCCCCGAAGTAATCTTGATTCTTTTTGGTGAGTGGAACGCGGAAGGTCTGCGAGAAGCTACTTGAAGAAGCGTTGATGTCTTGGATATCGGAGAACTGATAGCTCAGATTCACCGGCTCGTTCTCGTAGAGTTCGATTTCGTTACCTGCAAGGGTTAGTCTTAGCATCGGATAATTTGTGCGAGTTCAACATTGAACGAAGTGATGAACACCTTCGAAACCGTCTCCTCTTCGATTTGCATCGAGTTCGTTTGGATGGTTACAGGAACCCACGTCCCGTCGATTCGTGCCATGACATTCTTTGACCTCATGCAATACTGCATCAACGTCACCTCCTCAATCGTGAGAACGCTGTTGAGTTGATAGGTCTCTTTGGCTTCGAGTTGGTACGGCTTGATTTCGCGTGCGCTTGGAGCGAGTTCGAATTGCGCTCCGCTGTAATCTCCGACGATCTTTCGGTAAGTCTTCTCCTCCCGCGTTACGGTCTTTTGTTTCTTGCCGTTGAATCGTAGGTAATCCCAACCGCCCCGAGTATTCGCCCAAGCAAGCTGAACAGGATCGTTCTTCGTGTTCCTGCATTTGTTACGGATGCGGAGGGTGTTTCCCGTTGGTGCGGTATCCGTTGAAGGAATAACATCGTAATAATCCCAACCCTCGACCACATTATTCAGAGCCGTTGTGATAGCACTCAAAGAACCGGGATAGACATAAGCATAAAGAAGAGACGCATCGTTGTTTGAATCGCTCCAAGTGGTTGTGGGAACTAACCCTCCATTGGTAGCGTTCACGATATATGTCAAGGTGTCCTCAAGGCTTCCGAGAACGTCGTATATTTTGATGGTGAGGTTAACAATTGCGGATCCGGTGTCATCGCTATTGATAAACGCTGCAACACCGTTATCTTCAATCCCTGCACTTACTTCGATGACATTGTTCACGGGTTCGCGATCCATCAACCAAACTTTCTTTGTTAAAGCCGTGCCGTAATAATCGGAGAAGGAAGGGTCTAACCCTTGCGAAAGTTGCTCGTATCCGTCAAAGTGGTAAAAGTAGGAAGATGTATCCTCCGCCAGTGTTTCTGTCGTGCCATCGAAGAACCCCACTTTTACTCGATATCGCTTCATGTTGTCATTCGACCGTGTAAACATCTTCGTGTGAAAGTTGTGAATCGTCGAGGTCGTGTTGTACTTCAAAGAATCCACCTCAAGCCGTCCCGCTATGACTTCGGATAAATCAAAAAAAGCGTTGTCAGTTGGGTTGGGGGTCAAGTAAATTTTGGATATATCCGTTCCGTTCTCTTCAACCTGCACGATATATCGATAAGCATTGGTCACAGTCTCGTTCGGGCTAAATGTAAAAAGTAACTTTCTTCCCGCGGGTATCCAATTCTCTGAGGGTGCTGCTTCAATTTGCGCCATTAGTTCTTGATTGTTATGTTTCCGAGGTTTGCTTTGAATTTACCCGCGATATCTTCCGCGAATGCTGCTCCGAGTTTCTTCGTGTATCGTTTAGAAACTGCCGTATACGCTTTCTCGTAGAACCGAAGACCAACGATTCCCTTTTGTTTGACCGAGCGAGCCATGAGGAAAGCAGCGGAGTTGATATTGCTCTTCGTGTTCTTCTTGAACCGACCCTTCTCATCTCTGAGCTTGATTCCTTTGGCTTTGATCCACTTCACAAAAACCGAGGACGGAGGTTGCTTGCGAAACGTAAAGGGTGACCCTTGATTCTTGCGCGTGCCGTTTACCCCGAAGTGAATAAATGGAGCGTACTTCTTCGCTTTGCCTTTGGCTCCGAAACTGATTTCTCGTATCTCGTTTCCACGTACCCGAATGCGGTAATTGAGAGACCGTTTGAGCGTACCCGATGCGACTCCATAATTCTTGTTCTTGCCGATCCTACGCCCTCCAAGATGCCTCTTTGCACTCTTGAGAATGTCATCTGCAAACGCGATAAGTGTCTCGTTGACTTTGCTCATATCCCTGCGCGTTCGGATGCCTTGCGGCAATGGTTCTTCTCGATGCTATCGAGTAACAAGGTCAGCCATAAACCAAGACCCGTGAGCGTTCGTTCTCGTTGGTTTGCTCCCAGGACAGCAGAAACGGAATGATTCCCAAAAGGAACCCCCGAATAGATTAGAAGCCGATTGAGGAACTTTGACGCTGTGACCGATACAATTATCGACACGTCACGAAAGAAGTCGTATATGGCTCTCCAAATGCTTCTGAGGACATCTGAGGCAATAAAGAAGAGCGCCTCTCCAAACGAGTAAACGATCCCAACGGGAATGGCTACGATTGCGAGGACTACGAGAAAGAGGATTTTGATAGCTTTCATAATTCGGGATCTTCAGGGAACCAGCCGTTCTCTTCCATGTATTCTTGTGTTCGGATCGTCGTATCGCTTGGGACGATATAACCGAACGGGAACTTCTGATTTGTTTGGACAAATGCAGACAGAGAGAAGCGTTCATCGTTCGACAGCTCAGGAAAGCAAGCGACAAGGCGTTCGAGTATCGCTGCTGGGTGTACGTTGATGAGGTAATCGGTGTCAACCTGCAAAGCGTTCTGTACTCCGTCAGGGTGTACGATAATCCCGAACACGGTTGAAGCCGCTTCCCCATCTGCCTGTATCAAAACGGGGCGTGAGATGTTGTAGAGGTCGCGCGTTATTTGATACGCTCTGCGCTCGCTTGTCTGCGTGTCCGTTGGTAGGACTATGATATAGCCGTTCATCAATATATGTTGTAGAAGGTGTTCACGTTTGTTTCAATGTTGGTGCGGTTGCTGGATTGGTCGGATGAGTATAGAATGACCTCTTGGAAAGAAAACATATTTAAAACAGAATTACCAGTATAACCAAGGTACAAATCCGACCAAGAATTAGCGTCAAAAGAGATGCCAACCAATCTTTGATTATCCTCCAATTCTGTATATACATCGCCTCGATTTGATGGACTCCAAGATGCAGAATTCAATCGATATGATACAGTGCCTGAACTCTGATTTATAGTGGTAGAGGTACTATTTTCTTGCGCTATTATTGCGTATTCTGCATTACTACCACAAATCCCCGCCGAGTAAATAAATGCGCTACTAACTTTTGTAGTCAAAAACGCCTCTATTGTCGTTTGACTAAAATTCTGTTTTACTAAATATTGACCACCTATCGTCGATAACAATGTTGGCTTACCGTTTTCGGTTAACACGCCCGTAGTCCCGTCATAAAGTTTTGGCATTTGTGAAGTCGTGCTTTGCGCTGCCGTGTTCGTGTTTCCGCTTTGGTCGTACCACTTCGAAACAAACCCGTCGGATGAACCGCAATGCGCTGCCAGTGCAACCGTATCAAGTTCACCGAATACATTAAACCCTATATCCGCGTAGCTCGATCCGTTGTAAACCTCTACCGCGTCACCTGTGTAGGAACTCGAAAGCCGTCGCAAGGAATACGCAGCCGCTGCACCGCTGTACGTGTCGAGCAGTGGCGTGTTTTGGGTGAAATAATCGCCTATGTTTTCTTCGATGGACGTGCGGACGCTGGATTTGTCAGCGTTCCAAACTATAGCCTCCTGCCAGTGCGCTGTAAACCCTCCGTAAATAGTGAAATCCAACTGACTATCTGCCGTGCTTGGTGCTGCCGTTTGCGTGTTGCCTGTTAACAAAGTACCACCATTCAACCCAACCTTTAAACGGTCTGCTGCTGTTGCGTTGTCTGCGTCAATGTAGAACGTCGCTAAATTCTGACCAACAGCAAAAGTTCCTGCTGGCGTAGTGTAGTCTACTGGTGTTCCTGTTCCGTTCTTCACTAAAAACCTCGCTAATTCAGTGCTGCTGTATTGGCTCGAAGAATAGTTTATTTCTACACCAACGCTTGAACTAAATTCTCCCGTTTCTAATAATTCGTGCTGCGTTGTGCCGCTTGTTTCTCTCGCGTCTGTTGGCGATACAACCCAAGACGTACTGCTGTTGCTTCCATCGTGCAAGAATTTAAACGTAGCTTTTGAACTTGGTACGGAAAGATTTATTGTATTCGATGCCATACGTAAAGCCAACCTTCCTTTCTCCTTTACCAACGCCCCACCCGTGTAAATAATTGGTTGCTTCGATGCCGTTGATTGCGTCGCATCGTTCCCGTTTCCGCTTTGGTCTTTCCACTCGCTGACCGTGCAAGTCGTACCCGTGCAGAACGTTTCAATAGCAGTCTCGTCGATGTTGCCTTCTGTGTCGAATCCTATAGTTGTGGTCGTGCTATCCGATGCCCTGCGAATGACCATGCACTCCGTTTGATCCCGTCGAAGTTGCCGCGTTGAATAAGCTGCTTCCGCTCCCTCTCCGAATTGCTCATCGAGCAGCTTCG